CAGTAGTCTCCAAACCTTTCTGAACATTAACACCATGCTTGCTCAAGTAAATACAAGTATAGCAAATTGCCACAACAGCAACTGCCACAATAGCAATCACGATAACTGTCATAATACTCATAATATGTACCTCCATTTATTTTAGTTGTATTTGTGCAATTTGCTTTTCTGCATCAAGCTGTGCGGAACGATTTCCAACATTTTTCACTTGCGGTTTTTCTGGAAAATTTACGTTGTATGGAAACCCTTCTTGTGACGTAATGTCACGTAATGCCTGTCGATACTGTCGCATGGATTCCCTATCAACGTCAGAAATTGGTGCATCATCTACTTGCGTCCAGTCGGTGTCAGACAGCAATTTATCTCGCTTATCTCGTATGGTCTGAGCTTGTTTATCTGCTTCTTGCTGTTTAGCATAAGCAAGCCATGTTGCCATATTATCCTGTACGATTTTTTCAAGTCCATCACGGTCTGGCATAACAAGCAGATATTCATCATAGTTATAAGATATTCCTGCTTCTTTTCCATCTTCTGTTTTATCCTGCACTTCCGTAACATTCTCTCGAAACCGCATTTCAGCCATACCATCAAAACGATGCTCAAACAATAATATATCAGGTTGTACACTTCCGTTTACTTTCACTGCGAATCACTTCTTTCAATAAATTCAAATGCTTACCAAATTTTTGTTTTAGAAAATAGGCATTACAATGTTTAAGCTGCCCATATCTACTCATAAATCCTGCCGCCATCTTAAAACTAATAGATTTGTGCTGATTTATTTTCTTGCAAATTTTTCTATACTGTCTTGCCAGCAACAAGAAATCGCCCTTACGTAACTTTATATGATTACGTCTGAATTGATAACCAAGAAAATCAACAGCACGATTTTTCATAGGAAATATCTGATAATTGTCTTTAAGCTGTAAGCCTATTTTATTCAAATAGGTTGATATAGCTTTGTATGCTTTGTGTAACTTCTTTTTACTATGACTAAAAAGCACCATATCATCGACATATCGTACATAACGCTTAATATGTAAATCCTGTTTAATGTAATGGTCAAGAGATTCAAGGTAAAAATTTGCAAACCACTGCGAAGTATAATTTCCAATCGGTAATCCAGTTGAATAGCTATTTACAATCGTAGCAATAAGATGCAACATCTGTTTATCTTTTATTTTATGTTCAAACATTGCAATAAGTTTTTCGTGTGATATTGATTGATAGAAATGATGTATGTCCAGTTTTAAACAATATTTTGTATTTTTCCAATCACAATCTAGCCAACGTTTTATTGCACGATAACCCTGCTTAATTCCACGATTTGGAATACTTCCGCAGCACCATTCATACATTCCACGCATAATAGCTGGCTTAATAGTATTAATGACGCACCAAAATATAATTTGATTTGGGTAATATGCTGTACTACATATATCACGAATCTTTTTACTTCGAGAATCATAAATTTGCCTTGTGCGGTACACAGGAGATTTATATGTATGTGTTAATAATATTTTCTGTATCTCATTCGCATACTCATTTACATTGTTTAATACATTTTTCACATTCTTTCTTTTTGTTTTTCCACACGCAGAATCAAAAATAGCTTGCTTTATATTTTCAATTTTGCACATATCTTTATAAATATTGCCAATCCTTTTTGGCATAAAATCACCTTGTTTTTATCTTCACAGCCTTTCAATAATTTACTAAGCTATGCCTTTCCGATAAATATTTTTCGCCAATGGGCGAGGTACTCTAGTAGGAGTAGATTGATAATCAAAATTCTGTACAAGTCAAAAATATATTAAACAAGGAGGCGCGAGCCGATATTGGAGTTGTAGTTGGACGAGCTATTGTGCGCGTGGAGGTAGAAAAGACCAGCATTAGAATCATTACTCCAGTTACCGCCAACATAGGCAACACGCATAGTACAGAATTTCCCTTTTGTAATTTTTTAAAAAATAACAAATATGGCAAGGTCAAAACCTTGGGCGGCTAATCGCCCCCAAACCTCTATTACGAGGGCAGGACAAGGAGGCGCGAGCCGAGAGAGGAGTTGTAGTAGGACGAGCTATTGTGCGCGTGGAGGTAGAAAAGACCAGCATAAGAATCATCACTCCAGCAACCGCCAACAAAGGCAACCGCCCAACCAGAGCTATAATAGTATCCGTCGCACAAGTAGGTGCTGTCGCTGCCTGAAGTGGCCGTCGGAATTTGTACCCACGGAATACTTGCATCAAGTCCCAATGAAGAAATATATCCATCATTTTGAATTTTACTGTATGCAAGTTTCGTGTAATTCGTTGCGGTATCATCTGCATATTTTGATGGGTTTGTACATACATAAATTAATCCATCATCAAAATTGATGCCGTCACGCCATTCCCAAACATTGCCCCATAAATTTTCGATTCCGCGCCATTTTACAGCAACAGAAGTAGAAGTTATATCGGAAGAGCCAGTCAGCCCAGTTACAGAATCTGAGCCTCCAGTATTGATTGTAGCAGATGCGTCTGTATTTCCTTTCCCTACAATGCTTTGTGAGCCAAGTGAAGCAGTTTCAATGATAAATAAAATCATCAATTCAAACTGTGTCGCCCAGTCTGCTTGGCAATAACCCGCTCCACGATTTGTAAATCCAGAACGAAACTGTGCTCGTGTTAAATTCACAAGCGGCGCTTGCCCGCTGATTGACTTAAACCCAGCTGGCGCTTCATAAACGCCTACATAGATTTTATCTAACCCATTTGGATAGTCCGTACACGGTGCATGGCGAGGTGCAACGCTAAACCCATCTAATGAAGTATCTGAAATTTCATAAATACGATTCGTTCCATCATCAGTGACTTTGTACCAAAATTTTGGTATTTCCAACATGACATCACCGTTTGAGCCATCACGCTTGAACCCAGCTTCACCCTCATAAGCTACAACCTCTCGATTCACCACATTGCAAATTTTTAAGTCTTTGTAGATAGGTTTATCATCAAAGTCAGAATGCCCTGCGGTAGCTCCATTTGTTGCTGTTGCTGTGAAAGTTGCTGAATCATCTGTGCGCTCCAATACAGGGGAAGATTGTGTATAATGCCAAATTACGCCATACTTTACTGAAGCATGGGGAATGGCAGAGACACGATTTGCTTCATCTTTATTCACTGCACCTGTGTCTGAATATGGGAATACAGCATAATAGTAAGTCGTGCCGTTCGTGAGGCCGGTATCGGTAAATCCTGTGGTTTTGTAGGTGTCTTTCGTTTTGTTATCGACAAGCAAAACGCCATCTGTAACGTCTGTAGGATATGCTCCTTCCTTGCGAACCAGCTTGCTGCCAGCCCA